TGCAGCCGCGTTAATACCATAGCACGTTTAGCACCTATTTTTTCTTTCTTCAATAAATCTAGCACTTCATCTTCTGGAAGTGTATGTAGTACGGCGTTTAAACTGCGCCAAGTATAAGTCATCTTAATTCTTCTATTGCTATGTCTGAAAGGGTGCGTTTATCCTGCAATGCAGAGAATATACGCTCGTCTATTGTTTTTTCGGTCATAAGCACGTAGCTCCATACTTCACGCTTCTGTCCGCTACGGTGTATTCTTCCTATCGCCTGTTCATACAGTTCTAATGACCAAGGCAGCGATAAGAACACGATCTTATTAGCGTAATGCTGAAGATTAAGCCCATGCCCTGCGCTCTTAGGATGCGCTAATAACAGCTCAATCTGCCCAGTATTCCATCGCTCAACAGCGTTATCATCATCTAATGTTTGTGCATGAGGATATCGCCTTTTAAGCTCTGCCAGTTCTTCTTTGTAAGTGTAAAAGATCATTGTACTATCCCTTTGGTTTTCATTCAACAGTTCTTCGAGTCTATCGAACTTATGTGAGGAAAACCAAATTACTTGTGTGTCAGTAATATACTTGCCTGAGGACGCGCTTGCAGTGCGTGTAGAATTGTAAACAAAACCTGACCCCATTTGTTGAAGCTTACCTGTTACTACGGCTGCATTAGCAGCAATTATCGTATCACTTTGAAAATTAAGTACTAATTCTTTCTTAAGAATGTTGTAGTGTGTCATGTCCATTCGGCACTTAATTTCTACAACGTGCAGCGGTGGCATTAGCCCCGCGTAATCCCCAGCGTCTAAAAGATAAGTAGCTGGTTTAATAGCTTTCATGACCTTAGGTAGCGAATCAGGTCTAGCCGCCCAGACACCAAAATCTCTATTCATTAGCACAAAATATTTTTCCTTAAATGCGCCTTTGCTTCTACCTAGCAATGTTTGGTCTACAATCTTGCATTGCCCGAACGTATCTTCTAAGCCGTTGCTAGTAAATGAGCCTGTTAACCCCCAACGTATCTTGAACTGGTCTATGACCTTAAACAAAGCCTTAAATCGTGTCCCTGAAGGGTTTTTTAAGCGTGTCAATTCATCAAACACTATAGCGTCAAAGCCTTTTAGTAGTTCTGGATGCTCACGACATAACCATAAAAGATTGTCGTAATTCGTGACGACTACTTGACCACTAAATGCAGCTATGCGATTCTTTGCAGTTCCTACAGCTACGGTAATGTTAAGATTAGGCGACCATTTAAGCCCTTCACTCTCCCAAACATCTGTACAGACACGTTTAGGTGCTAAGACGAGAAAACGGCTTACTATGCCGTCTTTTATCATCGCCTGCATCGCTGTTAATGTAATTGCGGTTTTTCCCGCGCCAACAGGTGCTAAAATTAATGCTCTATCACGGCTATAAAGAAAGTCGGCTGCATCATCTTGGTAAGGTCTTAATCCATTCATCTATTTGTTCCTTTGTCCAAAGACAGGTATATTTTTGATTTAATCCGAGTACGGTATTTGCGAATATTTTTTGTAGTTCGGATAACCTGCCACCTTTAGTTTTTAATTCAACAAACCAAGTTTCACCATTAGGTAGACAGGCTATGCGATCTGCTACGCCTCTATGAGCTGGTGAAGTAAATTTGTAGGTCTTACCACCAATTACTTCAACTGCCCATATAAAATGCTTTTCAACTTCTTTTTCTAGCATTTCTACCTTTGATGTTTTATAAAATGCGCCTCTCCAATAGGGCGAACCCTATTACATTCCACGCACTGCTTAATATTTACACCGTAATAGAACAAATATACTTTACATACGTGGGGCGGATGAAACCACTCCCTAATCCGTTTCATCATTCTGCGTCTATCTCTTTTAACTTAGCTACATAATGCCTAGCTTTCGCTGCATCTTTAGTAGCTCCATCTTTCTTACCTTCACGCATAGCGTATTTAATAATGTTGCCTTTGAGATACCCCACAAATTCTTCATGGGTTAAGACATTCTCCATAACTTCCCAAGGTTCTATAGCCATATTTTTGTAGTGCGTGCCTTCTACTTGAGTGGCGTCAGCTTTTAGGTCTTTTAATACCCACTGAGGGCGAACATTGTGACTACTTAAATTAACATCGTTTATATCGCTCATAATACGTTCCACCTTATAAAACCAATAACACCGATAACAATAGCCAAACACCATATTATTGCCGCTCGTCCATCAAAATACCCGTCAATTTCTTTTTCTTTTATATCATTCATCTACTGCGTCCCTACATTCCGCTGAACACCAGCGGCGCGCATCTTCGACGGGCGCATTACATCCCCAGCAAACGCCAGAAATATTCTGGAATGGGTCAATATCCTTTCTTTTCATTTTAATTTGATTGTCTAAGATCATTTGTGCCTGATCGTTAGCCACGTCTGCTTCATCTGCCATGTTATTTCAATCCCTTCATAATGTAAAAAGTGTGCTTGCCAATAAATCGTGTTATTTTACCCGCATATTTGGGGCGCTTGCTCCGCTCCCAGCTATCAGCACGACCAACAATAGACGCGCCACCATCTAATATCGACTGAGCCAGTGCAGTATAATGTTGGGCTATATTCTGCGGTGGTTTCTTACGCGTCACGCCACGAATTGAGCAGATAGGTCGCTTAGTAGCCTTAGAGCGGTTAATGCTTGCCTGCGCCACTGCAATTAAACCATCTAGGCTCTCCCCGCTTGCTTCTGAGTGCATGATACTTGCCAAGCACTCAGCCTCGCTACTTAGTGCTAAAACTGGAAACAGTATTAACACTAAGCCTAAAATCTTCATCTGTTGCGCCAGTAGCTGTCAGGTTTATCCCCGTTTTCATCCGCTTCATAAACCACTGGCAGCAATCCTCTCAAAAACTTGCCTGAACCACCTTTACCATCCATAAATCCAAACTGGTGAGGTATGGCTTGCATCGCTATCTTTTCAGCAGCGTCTTGATCAACTGCTTCAATATCAATTTTAAAAGTTATGATTCCTATATACTTCATTTTTTATACCTTTCATTTAATATAGCAATAATTTTAATCGCATAATGCTCACGCTCTTTTGATGTTAGGGCTGGGTCGTTATATATGTCTAATAAGTCTTTTATTTTTTTGCTCATTCTACCATCTCAATTTCAGCCGATGCTGATATGTGAATCAACGTGTCGCCCAAATAGCACACGCCATACGCTCCAGCTATGTAATCTAATAAAAATACTGTACCTGAGCTGTCGTCTATTAATGTAAATCGTTTATCATTTCCTAGCTCATAAAGTTTCATGGTATTTCCCAACCTGTTGGTATTGCTCCGCTTATTCTAATATTAACTATAGATACAAACTTCTCCAGCCTGTCTAAAAAATAAGGTCGATTGGCATTAGAAGCTTCTTTTAAATCTTTTAAAAGTAATTCGTAAGCTAATTTCTCTGAGTCATTCATTTATTTTTACTCCATAATGTTTTTCTGTGAATCTAACCCCGTCTTCAAAAACCGGATCGCTGTTTGCCGTCCAACTGTAAGCTATCAGTTGACAGTTCATCTTGGGCGAGTAGCTCCTCAAGTTCATTGATGTCTTTTATTAAGTATGGGTCTTCATAGTCGTAGTCGTGGTCTGCGTATACATATTTTAGTTCTTTCATCCAATACAGCGCCACTTCTAATATCTTTGCTCCTGCCAAACCTTGCCGTGGTGTTGCTTGCTTAGTCTCATGTTGGGTGAGGTATTTTTGTATTGTTTGAATAAGATCATTTGTTAGATGGTCATCTTCAAAATTAATATGTTTTAATCTATCTAAAGCGTGGACTAACAATTCTTTTCCTTTACTCATCTTGATCTACCCCATACATCATCATTACTTTGTTCTTAATGGTTGTTATTTCCGTATCATTAAGCGAATAACCTATTGGCATTTGATGATCTATATCAACTACGCTTTTGTCAGAAATAGCTTTAAGTCTTAGCACAAAATCTGTGTTTTCATCTTCGCCATAAACGTTAATCAATCTTCCAGTGATCCATCTTAAAAACTCCCCATCAGTCATTTTTTACTCCAAGGTAAAGTGGTCGCACAAGATCTGGGCGTTTTAAGCTTTCACTGTCAATGCCAATTACCAAAACTTTTTTAAGGTCTTTTCTTTTGATAATGTCTAACGCTTGGTTAACGCTCATATTTTCGTGCGGCGGCAGCTCGGTTACATTACTCATACCTTCACACTCTTGACAGCCCTAACATAGCTGGCGCTAGTCTTGGTGTTGTAGTACTGACTGCCAAGAAAGTGCTGAGCCCAGGCGCCCGTCGCATAGAACTCGGTGCCGCTCCAATACCAACTATCTATAATTAACGGTTTAATATCTTCATTGAGATAAGCTTGAAGCAAGATGTCTCTAGGTGGCAATTCACCGCCTGCTGACTTGCACCAATCTTTAGCGTCTTGCCAAGTTAATTCTTCATCGGCTTCTGGACCCAAATACCAGCGATAACCGTTAAGCTCACAAATAACAGGTGAGTTCTCCCAGTCAAAGCTTTCTGCTACTTGTGCTTCTGCTTTTAGCGCGTCTATTTGATCTTGTAGTTCTTTTATTTTTTGTTGGTTGTTCATAAATAATCCTTAAGCAAATGAAGTTCAGGTTGGGCTAGTAGTGCGTCTACTTCACAGCTTAACTCGTTATTTAACCACCCCGTTGCTAAAATCTTTTGCAATAACTTTCTTTCTTTACTCATCTTCATCTACTCCAATGGGTATCTATAATCCTACAAAGCTCGATACCTGTGTCCAAGTCAACTTCTGTCGGTAGTTGATTAATAATCACCCTGATATCTTCATCACTCAAAGGCTCACGTTTTTGTGGTGATGTGTAAAGTGGTATGTGATTTGGAACAGAGGAGGGGGCATTGCCTTTTGTAAAACTCACTCGCCTGCCAATAATTGGCGTGCCATCACTATATCTTTGCACCCATTCTGTGATCCAAGCCACAGGATCATACAACTGTAAGCTATTAGATGACAGTTCGGGGTTGGCAAGTAGTTCTTGTATTTCTAAACTACTCATAACTCCACCTCTCTTGCTTTAAGCATTGCGTCAGCTTGTAAGTAAGAAAATTTAGCGCAATCAGTAGCGCTCCATCTATTTTCTGGATCGGCTGATAACATCCCCTGCATGGCCAACCCTGCGAAGTTGTCGCGCAGTGCTGTATGCCTATCTTTAAATGCTTTGCCGTCGTGAAACCCATCGGCATAAACTTCTGACACAAATAGTCTCAGTTCATCAACACTACCTATAATGTTATATTTAAATGCTAAATCCTCTGTTCTTTTACTCATCACGCCCACCTCGCCCAAAATTGTTTTGAATTAATCGCAACGCGTTGTGCATTGCAATATTTAGTTACGTGCTTTGATGCTTGTAGCCAATTAATAATTAGCATTAAGTTATCTGACAATGCAATGCCGTCATGCCTTTCTTGCTTAAACATGCCATCTTCAAACAAATCCATATTATTGGCTTTCCAAATATCCAGCTCGGCCGCCTTGTATAGCACTTGTCCCTTAACTGATATATGCTCAGGAACATTAAATCTTGATGTCCTGTTCACAACATTAGTGAGCTTATGTTGAGTCATGCCCATATAAAATGCAGCTTGCCGTCTTGTTATCAGGTCTTTGCTATAATCAACTGGCTTTCTCTCATGCTTGACATAAGTGCCATTTTTTTTTTGTTCATAAGTTTGCTTTCTTTTGGCAGCAACTTCTTCGGCGTTCTTTCTATAATAAATCAGTGCCGGACTGGGGCTACCTTGGTGATTCATGACAGCACCTTTATTAATCTTAAGATTACTAGGCAAGCATCAAGTGTCATTAAGCCTAAAAACAACATTAACAGGGCAACGCCAGTCCAGTTAAATATAAACAGCGCTATGCAGTAAAAAAGGCTTGGGCTTGTTTTGCGTTTCTTAAAGTCTGTAATATTCATAAATTTAAACTCGCAATCTCTAAAGCCTCAGAATAAAGCGCATCAGTCACAAATCTGTTAAAAGGCTCATGACGCTTATCAAATGGTGCATTGATAGCTATATCTAAGATGCTGTGGAAGTTATCTGTAGCTGCGCCGTCAAGGTCGCCTTGTGCCATTTTGCACAAAGTTTTAGATAGCGCCATTAAGACTTCAGTGCTGTCATCTTCATATTTAGCGATCATTTTGTCTAAGATTAAATCAGCTATTGCCTCCATTATTTACGTCCTGTAGGTAGTCTGTATGCCTGCGATGCGCCCTCTATATATGACGGTGTCATTTCTAATTTTTCTACGTTATAGATATGTCCTTCAGATAACACGAATAGCCCACTATCGGTACGTTGGAGCTGCACCATGTCTCTAGGTGATTTGAAATAGAAGCTGTGCGCGAATGCCCCTGCTGCAAAGATTACGATTACTGCGATAAGTTTTACTATTGAAGTGTTCATGTGTTTAGTCTCGTTTCGTTTAGTGAGGTGATAGCTTATCACTGTAAAATAAGTTTGTACAACTTTATTTTTATGATATTATTTGCACCTACTTAAACGGAGATAAAATAATGGCTCATAGTAAAATAGTCGGTGGTTCAACTGCCAAACGTGTTATCAACTGCCCCGCCAGTGTGCGGCTGTGCGCTGCTGCGCCTGAACAGCCGTCATCATCTTATGCTGAAGAAGGTACAATGCTTCATGAAGCGATAGCTTTGTTTTTGGACAAAGATATTAAACCTACCCATATTAATGATGACTTGTTAGATTCTAAATTCTATCCTGCCTTGGAGTTACTAGATGAAATCGGTATTGAAGAATATATGGTTGAAGCTGAAGTTAATTTTGGTGACTTTATCCCCGATGTCTTTGGTTCATGCGATGTGCTGGGCAGGGTGGGTGATCGTGCTATTGTATTGGACTGGAAATTTGGAAATGGCGTTGTCGTTGACGCGGTAGAAAATGAGCAGTTAATGTTTTACGCTGCTGCTGCTATGCGGACTAAAGCATCACAATGGGTGTTTAAAGACTGTAAACATGTCGAACTGGTCATTATTCAACCCCCCCTGATGAGGCGTTGGGTAACTACAGTCGAGCGTATCAAAACCTTTGAACTTCAATTACTATCTGCGGTTAACGCTGCTATGAAGATTGACGCGCCTATGCGTGAAGGTATGCACTGTAAATGGTGCGCGGCTAAACCTACAT